CTCCATGAACGCCGCGGCCATATCTGCGTCGATGACTGGCAGGCTCCCCAGGTCGAGCTCAGACAACCCATCCTCAGGCCATGTATAGGGCTGTCCTGTATCCGGGTGAACGGCGTAAGCCACGAACTGCTGGCCAAGACACAGCACCTCGATCGGCGCGCGCCTGATCCCCCGAAACGGCACGGCGGTCCTGTAAACCAGCACCCGCTTGGGCGCGCGGCCGATCCGCAACGCAGGTGTGTCGCCCAGCCGGTCACGGGCCAGTTGCTCAATTTTAAGCGCAAGATCGGGATCGGTAAGGATATCAATGTCGATCGCCGCAACAGCACCCGCGACAATGCCGATGCCGCAATCCGGCCAGCCTGACCAGGTCGCAACTTCGACGTCGGTGGTTGGCCGCGCAGCATGGCGGTTCCATTCGGGATAATCGGCCCAAGCACCCCGCTGGAATCGGCCCGGCTTTTTAGTGCCGGGCGCGATGGGAAGGATAGTGTAACCGTTGGCGATAAGGCGCGAGCCGAGCTGCGCCATGAAGGAGGCTGTCATCAGAATGGGCACTCCGACAGGTCAGCGGCAAGTCCGCGTAGATGGTCGCAATAACCCGTGACCAGATGCTCGACGAAGCCTGCCCACTCGGCATCGCTGAGGGTTGCAAGGTCAGTCTTGCCGATCTTCTCGAGGAAGCGTCCTCCAGACTGGCTGCCTTTGACCATTGCGGCCTGTTCATTGCGGCTGGTGTTAATCATGCCCTGCCTCCGGTGACAGAGTTCCTGGCAGACACGGCTGCAAAGATACTTCCGGCTTTCGTCCCGGCGGGGATCGGAGACCCGGTAGTACGGGACGAACCAGCCGAAGCCGCGGGGTTCACGGTGGCAGACCGAACAGAGCCCGGGGTTGGCGTATTGCATGTGTCGAACCTGGCATTGGTGATTTCGGTATAGTTGCCTGACGGGCGCACGGCGATGTGGCTAGGGCGGCGCAGACGGCCGGTCAGCTGAAGCGCGGCGTTAACCGAGGTAGGAATGTGAATTCCCGGCCCACGCTCACGCCACCAGCTTTCAGCTTTGCTGCGGGCAAAGCCGGTGTGCTCCAGGCAGATCCACTCAGAGTGCCAGGCCAAGCCGCACTGGTATGTCACTTTGAGTGAAGGACGGCCGCCAGGCTTATCATGGCGCTGGTAAGTCACATTGTGGACCTGCAACCATTCGGGACGCCGGGGTTTAGCCGGCGATAGCACGGCCAGCGTTGACGCCGTTGGCGCAACCTTGACCTTGCGGGCGGGGAAGATGAAGCCGCAGTCGGGGCACTCCAGAGCGGCAGCGGCCACGATGCTGTCGCAATCGGGACAAACCTTGACCGGCGCATCACCATCGCCCGAACCTGGCCGTTTGGGTTTGACCAGATCAATGGGACCATGGCGCTTTACGTTGCCCGCAAAATCAAGGACGAGGCAGTTGTCTTTGCCCTTTGCGAGCCTCGTGCCGCGTCCAGCCATCTGGACATAGAGCCCAGCGGACTTTGTCGGGCGCAGCATGGCGATGAGATCGACGGCCGGCGCGTTGAACCCAGTAGTCAGCACCCCCATCGAGGCGAGCGCACGGATCTTGCCGGCCTTGAACTCAGCGATGATGCGGTCGCGCTCATCCTTGGGCGTCTCGCCGAAGATCGTGGCGCAACTGATCCCGCGGCGGCGGAACTCTTCGGCAACGTGGGTCGCGTGACTGACACCCGAGCAGAAAGCGAGCCACGACTTCCGGCCTTTGCCATAGGCGATGATCTCATCGACAGCTGCGCGGGTGATTGCGTCCTTGTCGACCGCCTTTTCGAGGTCGCGGGCAATGAATTCGCCGCCACGCGTGCCGACGCCGCTTACATCAAGCTTGGTGCACGGCTGTTTCGACACCAGCGGGCTGAGATAGCCATCCTCAATGAGATCCCGGACCGACACCTCGTAAGCAATGTCGCTGAACAGCGCATTGTCGCCTTCGTGGAGCATCCCGGAATCCATGCGAAATGGCGTGGCCGTCAGCCCGATCACCTTCAGCTTGGGGTTGATGCGCTGCAGCCGGTCCAGGAAGCGGCGATACATCGTGCTCTGCTTGCCCGGGATGAGATGGGCTTCGTCGATCAGGACGAGATCGCAGTGGCCAATTTCAGCAGGCCGGCGGTGGACCGACTGAATGCCGGCGAACAGAATACGCGCATCTGCATCGCGGCGGCCAAGGCCTGCCGAGTAAATCCCGGCAGGCGCTTCGGGCCAAAGCCCCAGCATCTCCGCATGGTTCTGGGCGATAAGTTCGCGGACATGGGTCACAACCAGAATGCGCTGATCGGGCCACGCCTTGAGGACCCCGTCGATGAATGAAGCCATGACCAGGCTTTTGCCGCCAGCGGTGGGAATGACCACCAGGGGGTTACCTTTGTTGAGTTCGAAGTAGCTGTAAATCGATGCAATTGCAGACTGTTGGTAAGGACGCAGCTTAAGCATGGGCGGCCTCCTTTTGGCGGGCGTCGTTGAGCCAATCGGAGCCGTCGGCCATGCGATAGGCGACGAAGTCCTCTCCAGCGTCGGTGACGGTTCCGGGCACGAGATCAGGGATGAAGAGATGGCGGGCACAGGCGCGGCGCTGCTCTTGAGCGTCGACCATTCGGTCGTGGCGGGTGCAGTGCCAACCGCCGTCAATGGCTGTGGAATGCAGGCATGTCCGGCAATTGACGGCAGCGGCCTCACCTGTGTGGCAGGCAGCATGGTGCGAGCACATGCGGCACTCGTACCATGTCGAATTGTCGCTGATCCGGGCCGGCGGATGCTGGGCCTCGATTGTGCGCTTGGCCTTGTCCAGCAGCCGAGTTGCCCCGTCCGGGTCGACATCGATCCTTTCGATGTGCAGCGCATCGGTATCTTTGCAGACCGCGATGTACATGGCCCGGGTCAAACCGGTGAGGTGCATGTAGATCTGCATCTGCGCTGCGTGCTGCGGCTTGGAGGCGACGACACCTTTGGCAACAAGGTCGGCAAAGCTCTTCAGCGAATGGGTCTTGAATTCAACGACGTGCCAAGTCTTGGGGGCTTCGAGCAGACCCAAGGCCACGCCGTCAAGCGATCCTCCGAAATGGCCGCCGTGAGCCTCGACACGAAACTGTCGGCCAGTGTCAGGATCGACCTCAAGGACGGTGGCGCCGGTGGCACGCAGGTTCGCGACGAGCCGGTCTTCCTCGCGCTGCCCGGTCTCAAAGAGGCGAAGGATCCGGCCGGGAAAGCGAGAAGCTGTGACCCAGCGAAAATCGAACCAAAGGGCCCTCGCGCAAGGCTTGCCGATCAGCGAAGCACCGAGATGCTCACGAAAACCGTCGCCCTGGCGCGCTTCATAGGCCGTGTAGATCGCCGTCAGGGTCGGCGTCGGCGGTGGGGGAAGCTCTGCCATCACAGATCCTCCGCTTCGCTGCGGACACGGGCATCGGCGACCAGTTCAGCCCAGACTTCAGGAGCGTGGCGGGCGCGCAATATCTCGATAAGCGCGTCCTTCATCCGGTTGCGGCGATGCCAACCTCCGCCGTCCGCAAGCAATTCTGCACGTTCGCGGTAGAGGTGGCGCTGCGCGGTCCGGGCCCGGTGAAACCAGGTCGGATCGATCGGCTTGCCCTTTGCCTGGCGAGCAAGGTCAGCCGTAGCGATCTGAGTGCGGATCTTGGCAATTGCGTCGTCGAGGGCAATCAGACGGCGCTGTTTGTCAGGCAAAGGGGTATCGTGCACGGCCACGGGGGCCGCGTTGAGCGGTTCAGTCATGGTCAGTCTTTCAGAGACGGGGCCGCCGCGATTTCCCACGGCAGCCTGTGGGATCAGCTGTTACGGTTCCAGGGAGCGGCAGCCGGGCTTGCCGGAGGCTGCGCGGCAGCCGGCGATGGCTGGCGCGAAAGTGGCGCTGCAGTCTTGTCCGGCACGAGGTAACGGATCGAGTTCTTCTCCGAATACCCATCCTTGGGCGGCTTGACGGCAACCTGGATCATCAGTGGCACCAAGTGCAGGTCAGTGCTGTCGTTGACCTGCAGCTTGCCGGTGGCGTGACAGATGGCGGACAGCGTGCGCTGCGCGATCTCGACGGTCTGCGGGTTCGAGTTCACGAGGTTCAGCTGATCGAAGAGCTTGCGCCCCTGATACTGACCCTCGATGATTTCGAGCATAAGCCAGAGGAACTGGCCCATGCCGTTGCGGGTGACGCGCATCTCGCTTTCGACGATCTGTGCGCGGTATTTGCCGGCCGGGAGAACATCGTAGCCGGTGGTGGGTTCGATGCCCGTCGCATCGAAGGCGGTGTCAAAACGTGCCATGGATAAATCTCCGTCGGATCAGGACTGTTCGGGCTGAGGCATGGCCGCGACGAAGGCCTTCCAGTCGAGCGGAAGGGTGTCGGGCAGACCGTAGCGGTTCTTTGCTAGGAAGGCCGGACGCTCGGCGGTGTGCAGGACGCGCTCACCGGAGCCGAGTGCACGGGCTACCTTTTTATTAAAGCCAACATCGGCCTTCGCTATGGACAGGCGGTAGTTGGCAAAAAGCACGACATCGCAGTGCTCTTGCAGCAGGGCCGCGGCCCGGGCCTGGAGTTTGATGACATAGCGGTCATAGGGCTCGTGCTCGGGGCTATCGAAGCGCTTGATGTCGGTATGCGCTATCTGG